CTGAAGCGCATCAATAACCCCGATGATATTATGGCTCTGCCTTATAGCATCGTCGGCACGCGCCAGCGGTATAACATCTACGCCGGGAATTTCTGATGCAGACGCCCATCCTCGGCTCTAGCTATGTGGCCCGCAGCGTCAACGCTGCGGATAACCGCATGGTTAATCTTTTTCCCGAGATTGTGCCCGACGGCGGCAAGCAGCCAGCGTTCCTCCAGCGAACGCCAGGGCTTCGTAAACTATTGCAGTTTCCCACCGGGCCTGTCCGTGGCCTATGGACTTTTGGTGATTATGGATATGCTGTCTCCGGCAATCGGTTTTACAAGATCGCTTCCGACTGGACCTTTGAAGACAAAGGCGGCGTCCCCGGCTCAAACCCAGTCAATATGGTCGATAACGGCACGCAGCTCTTTATTGCCGATGGCGCAACTGGTTACATCTACAATGCCAATACGGACGTGTTTGCGCAGATCACCGACCCGGACTTTGCGGGCGCGGTTGGTGTCGGGTTTATCGACGGCTATTTTGTCTTTAACGAGCCTAATAGTCAGAAGTTCTGGGTTACGACGCTATATGACGGCTCGTCAGTGGACCCGCTGGACTTTGCCAGCGCCGAAGGTTCGCCGGACAATCTTGTCACGCTAATAGTGGATCACCGCGAGGTCTGGTTGTTTGGCGAAACTTCCGTAGAAGTCTGGTATAACGCCGGGCTTCCTGACTTCCCGTTGGCCCGCATCCAAGGCGCGTTTAACGAGATCGGGTGCCAGGCGGCATATTCGGTTGCCAAGCTGGATAACGCTTTGTTTTGGCTCGGTAAAGACGCGCGCGGCAACGGCATTGTCTACCGGTCCAAGGGCTATACCGGCGAGCGCGTATCGACGCACGCCGTCGAGTGGCAAATCCAACAATATTCAACGCTTGCAGACGCGGTGGCTTATACTTACCAGCAGGACGGCCATGCGTTTTACGTGCTGAATTTTCCGACTGCTAACACGACTTGGGTGTTCGACGTGTCGACGGGCGTTTGGCACGAGCGCGCCGGGTGGGAAAACAGCCAGTTCACACGGCACCGCGGTCAGTGTCAGATGAACTACAACAACGAGATCGTTATAGGCGACTACGTTGCGGGCGTTCTCTACGCCTACGATATGAACGTCTACGTCGAGGCAAACACTGTTCAGCGTTGGCTTCGGTCATGGCGGGCGCTCCCGACTGGGCAGAACGACCTAAAACGCACGGCGCAACACAGCCTCCAGCTCGACTGCGAGTCTGGCGTCGGGCTTACAACAGGCCAAGGTAGCGATCCGCAGGTTATGCTACGATGGTCCGACGACGGTGGACATACGTGGTCAAACGAACATTGGAAATCAATGGGTAAGGCTGGCGAATACGGCAACCGCGTTATTTGGCGGCGGCTGGGCATGACCCAAAAGATACGCGACCGCGTATATGAGGTGTCCGGCACAGACCCGGTCAAGATAGCGATTGTTGGCGCGGAGCTAATTCTGAGCCCGACCAATGCGTGAAAATACGACGCAAATCCCCGCCTCGCGTGTTCCGATCACGTTTACGGAACTTATCTCGCGTGAGTGGTATCGGTTCCTCTACAATATCTTTGCGATCCTCGGAAGCGGGTCGCTAAGATTTGGCGCGTTTCATAGCAGCGTGTCGCAACCGCTCGTCGCGGCCGGTGTCGCGCAGACTATCACTTACAGCGCCACGGACATCTCAGCGGGCGTGTATGTCGGAACGCCAACGTCCAGGCTGTATGTGGATAGGCCGGGCGCGTATAACTTTCAGTTTTCTTTACAATTAATTAGCCGAAATCCGGCAACTAAATTTGTCTATATATGGGCGCGGATTAACGGCACGGACGTGCCAGATTCCGCCACCAAAATCACCATGCAGGGCAATAACGACGCTTATGTTGCCGCGTGGAATTTTGTGTTAAGAATGAACACGGGGGATTATTTCGAGCTTATATGGTCTGGAAGTAACCCTAACTTAGAAATACTGGCTGAAGCGGCAGCGCCACCACATCCTGGTATTCCCTCGGTCCTTATGACCGTATCATGCAACATAGGTGAATAATGGCGGTCCTTACACCAGCCCCCAAGATGCAGTTCTTCGACATCAACGGCGAGCCTTTGGTGGGCGGAAAAGTCTATACTTATGAAGCCGGCACGACTACGGGGTTGGCGACATATGCGGACAGTAACGGCACATCAGTTAATCCAAATCCGGTTGTCCTAAACGCGCGGGGCGAAGCTCCGATATGGCTTGGTGCGAGCATTTATAAGTTTAGGCTTACCGACGCCAACGACGTCGAAATCTGGACGGTAGATTACATTTCCGCGCCAATTTCGGGCGTCTCTCCCGTGCTTTCGGGAAACGTCGTTATTGACTCCAACTCATCCAATCCGGCGCTGAAGATCACCCAGACAGGGTTTGGCTTGGCGCTGCGCGTCCAAGACGCCGTCGACCCTGACCTCACGCCCTTCGCTATTGATTCGAACGGCAACGTGGGCATCGGCACCGCTAGCCCCGTAAGCGCCCTTGAAATCGCCGCACCCGGCGTTTTTACCGGCGCGTGGGCCTATCTTCCGGCCGGGACGACGATGCTGTTTGCGCAGACCGCTGCGCCGACCGGCTGGACGAAGTCTACAACGCACGACAACAAGGCCCTGCGCGTCGTGTCGGGGGCGGCGGCTTCGGGCGGCACGGTGGCGTTCACAACGGCGTTTTCGGCGGCGCGCGGGCTTTCGGGTTCGACAGACGGGCATACCTTAACGATTGCTCAGATACCGGCACATACGCACACGCAAGAGATTATGGGCGGCGGCAATATATTTGCGTCGGGGTTGGGTTACACGACTACCACGGGCGCGACGGGCAGCGCCGGCGGCGGCGGGGCGCACTCTCATACACTAGCGGCCGGATCGGTTAATCTGGACGTTCAGTATGTTGACGTGATTATCGCGGTGAAAGACTGATGGAACTGAAAAACGGCTCTTTCTGCCCGCTGATTAAGAAGGACTGCGTGCAGCTTAAGTGCGCGTGGTTTACCATGCTGCGCGGCACAAACCCGAACACGGGCAAAGAAGTCGACGAATGGATGTGCGCTATTACCGCCATGCCTATGCTTCAGGTCGAGGTTGCCAAAGAGGCTCGTCAAGGCGCAGCGGCGACAGAGTCGTTCCGTAATGAGGTTGTGGCGCTCAGCCAGCCTGTCCAACAAATGCGCTTAGTGAGGTAATAATGGACCCGTTTACGATGGCCTTGCTCGGCGGCGCAGGCAGCGCGATTGGCGGGCTTTTTAGCGCAGGCGCGTCACAGAAGGCCGCGCAGGCGCAGTCGCAAGCGTCTATGATGTCCGCGATGCTTCAGGCGCAGGAGGCCGCAGCGGCCCGCGCCCAGCAAGAGCGCATGTATCAGGAAGGCGTCGCGCGCATGGAGCCGTTCCGGCAGGGCGGCGTTGCGGCGACCAACCGTATGCTGGAACTGTATGGTATCGGCGGTCAGCCGACTGCGGCGGGCTATGGCACCTACGCGCAGCCGTTTAGCATGGCCGATTATCAGGCTGACCCAGGCTATGAGTTCCGGGTCCGTGAGGGTGAGCGGGCTATGAACCGTTCGGCGGCCGCTGCGGCTGGTCTTCAATCGGGCGGGGCGCTGCGGGCGGCGCAGCGCTACGGGCAGGAGATGGGCAGCCAAGAGTATGGCAACGCCTATAATCGTTTCCTTCAGCAGCGTGAGCTTCAGATGCGGTCCTTGCAGGGTCTAGCGTCGCCTGGGTCTTCAATGGCTTCGACAGGCGCGCAGCTTGGCACGCAGACCGGCGCGAACATTGCCAACACGATGATGCAGGGCGCGCAGGCGATGGGGCAGGGGATTGAGCAGGCCGGTCAGGCGCGGGCGTCCAGCTACATGGGCGGCGCGAGTGCGTTGTCTGGGGCGCTCAACGCTATCCCGCAGAATTACATGATGTATAGTATGATGGACCGCTACGCGCCTGCGGCTAAAAACGCCGGTATGAGCTACGGCCCGCAGATGGGGTATAACCCTGTTGGCACTTTTATGGGTAATATGTTCGGTTATTGAGGTCTGATCCATGCCCGTTCGCTATGACATCGCCGCTCAGGTTCCGCAGGCTCAAGGCGGCGGTTTTGACCCTCTGAACGCTTTTGCCACGATGCAGGCCATGAGCTATCGCCAGCAACAGAACGCGCTGGCGGAAGCACAGTTGGCTGAATATCAGCGGCAACGGCAAGAGGAAGAAGGACTGCGCAATTATATGGCGCAGCGTGGCGTAGACCCTATGTCCGAAGAGTTTATGCGCCGCGTCGCCGGTATATCCCCGAAATATCTTCCGCAACTTATGTCCGCAAGAGCTACGGCGCAGCGTGATATACGGATGGGGGAAGAAGCACAGTCGCGGATAAAACAAGCTGAAAGTCGTTTACAGGCTGAAATGCCTGGGCTTCTGGCCGGCGCGTCACAAAAACAAATTGAAAAGTCTATGGCCGAACTTTCGCGTCTCCGCGAAGTCGCCGGAAATGTTCTGCAAAATGACGGTAAAGGATTTGAAGACCTTCGCAAGTTTGGCGAAGGAACAGGTTGGGACGCCATGATTGGCGACAAATATGACCCTGATCGTATCCGTGCTTTGGCTACGCAGGCGGCGACAGTTCAAGAATATCTGAAACCGCAAATGGGTAAAGTTGCGGGTAAAGAAGGCCAAATTCGCCCGGCGCTTTCGCCGCGCGCCGCGCCAGTATTTACTGAAACTATGGTCCAAGACATTGAGGCTGGCGCGCCGGCGGCCGCAGAGCCAAGCACCATGCAAGGACGGCTTGTGACTGAAGGTTTGCCTGTTGGGCGCGGTACGCTTCTCACGCAACGACAAGCCGCCGAAAAGACCGGCCGCGAAGAATCTTCAAAGCTGTTTGGGGATTTGTTTGGGTTATACAAGAATTTGGCTGAACGTAAGGCCATGCCGTCTACGTCTATGACGCCATCCGAATCGCTCCGCGCCGTAAGTGCCGGGTCGCGGGCGGGGCAGGAAGTTGCGCGTGTGCTGGACCCGGAATCACAAAGATTGCGTGACGAAGCATCGGCGCTAATAGATCAATATATTCAGACCAAACGTGCGGCTGGGTCTATTTCCGCGCAAGAAGCCAATACAATTGATGAGCTGGAACGGCTAAAATCCATGCTTGGTAGCCCCCGCATGACTATTGAAGCCATCCAAAACATTCTTGCGCGGGCGGATAAATACTCTGGCGCGGGAAAATTAAAGCCTTTTGAGCCATCTGATGAAGAAAAGAAAGGTGTGCTTGACGCGCGTAAGTTGACATCGGGCGGCGTATCTTCCGCTACTAGACCGCCTTTGTCCTCTTTCTACGGGCAATAACTATGAAATTTAACGTCGCAGGCGCAAAAGAAGCTGGCTATTCGGACGCGGAAATTCGTCAATTCTTGCTGTCAATGCCCGAAACAGCCAAGGCTAAAGAAGCAGGATATTCTGACGAAGAAGTTCTTCAGCATTTTGGCCTCAGCGCACCTGAATCAACCGCCGTTCGCACGGCTAAAGTAGCGGCTGGCGGCGCAGCCGCGCCATTGGCGGGTCTTGCCGCTGGAGGGCTCGCAGGCGCAGCTATGGGTGCGCCGCTTGCGCCGGCGGCGGCTATTGGCGCGGGGCTTTTAGGCGGCGCGGAACTTGTCGGGAATGTTTACAATATCGGCCGCTCCGCGTTAGGGTATAAGCCGGTCAAGACGCCGTATCAATATATCCGCAGCGCAACTGAGGCCGCTTTTCCGTCCGTAGCCCCACAAACGCCTACAGAGAATGTCTTACGCGCGGCGACTGAGGGTGGGTTAAGCGCGGTTACCGGCGCTGGCGCGGCGCGCGGCGCGGTCAACATGATGTCGCAAGCTGGCCGCGAGATTCCAACGGCTTTGCGCGCAATGGCTGCGCAGCCAACGGCACAGGCTATTTCAGGCGCGGTCGGGGCAGCGACGCCCGAAGCGTTGGCGCAGGCGGGCGAAACAAACCCTTATCTTTTGGCCGGGTCAGGTCTTGCAGCGGGGCTTGCGGCAGGGCGTTTGGCAACGCCTCGCGCTCCTACTGTTGGCGCGCAGGCCGAAGCCAAACGCGGACGCATGGAAGTGCGCGAAGAGACAGCGTTCAAACGTGCATATGACACCGGCGGCATGTATGATAACGCTAAGTTCAATGACTTCTTGGTGAATGCTGGCGCGGATTTGCGGAACGCAGGATATGCTGACGACCCGGAAATGCGCGCAGTCACGCGGGCGCTTGACCAACTTACAGACGCAGGCCGCAGCAATGTCCTTGACGTGAAAGAAATACATAGGCTTCGCCAACGGATTGGCGACGTAGCTAAGTCTAAAGACCCTAATGTGCGTAGACTCGGCGGTATGCTGGGCAATAAATTTGACGATTTTATCTCGGATTCGTCAAACGCGCGGCCGGGATTCGAGCAACAAACTGAACGCGCTGCGGGGTATCTTGACCGCGCTATCACAACGTCGTCAAAACTCTTTAAAAACGCTGATATCCGCGAGGCTATTCGGCTTGCCTTGGCGTCAAAACAGGACCAGTTGGGGGCGCTCCGTAATGAGTTCGGTAAGATATTCCGCGACCCGGATTGGTTGAAGACCTTTTCTCCTGACGAGCAGCAGATCATTACTGAACTGGCCTCGGGGCAGGCGTCACCTAAAGCTATCCGCTTGCTAGGCGCCGTCGCGCCATCTGCGGATTGGAGCGGCGTCGTAAGAGGCCTGGTTCAGTTTGGACCTGCTATTTTATCGTCGGCGGCTATTCCTGGCGCACCGGTCATATCGCCGCTTGTGTCGCTTGGCTTGGCTGGCGTAGGCGCGGGCAGCATCTTGGCGCGGCGGGCGCAAAACGCTATGGCGGGGCGCGCGGCCGAAAATCTTCTCGCGTCTACGTTAGGCGGCGTTCCGGCGCTTCCGCCAGACTATAGGAGCCTAGCACCGTTGTTAGCCGCCGGGGTGCAGCAGCCCCGTAACGCGATGGCGAGGTAAATCGTGGTCGAATATCAAGTCCTTTTTGACATCGCTATCGGCATTATCGGCGTAATGGGCGGCTGGACACTTAACACTGTCTGGGGCGCTGTCCGCGACCTTCAGAAGGCCGACAAGGAGTTGGCCGAAAAGGTTGGTGAGATTGAAGTTC